TGGACTCTCGGAGACGGGTCCGTGGTCGTGCTCGTCTCCGGCAAAACTGGCGGTGTTCACCTGTCGCACGTCGAGGTGCTGCCGTGAGCCACAAGGACGGGCGGGTGGTGTTGTCCGCATGGGTCGAGCCGGTGTTGCGCGACTACGCGCGCGAAGCCGCAAAGGTCGCCAATCTGGAGTTCTCCAGATGGGTCGAGCGAGCCGTTCGGCAGACGATGGCCCGCGAGTCGGCTGACAGGGCGATAGTCGCCGCGAGCGAACGCGGCGAATGCGGGGCGTGCGGTTATGCGCCGTGCGCGTGTGACCAAACATGAGTTCGTGCAGAGCAACGAATGCGAACCCGGGGCCGCTGCTCAGCGCGGCCGGGTACCTAGGGGCCATGTACCCGGCAGACACCGTGAGGCGGATCATCTACGCTGATTTCCCGTTCTACCTCGGCGAACCGTGACCGTGACCCCCATCGTCCCCCACCCGGACGGGCGGACATGCGGCGAGTGCCCCTCGGTCGCGTCCCTGCCCGTGCCGGGGTGCACGTACCGCTACTGGTACTGCGACCGGTTCTCGACGCCCGCCCTGCCGGCGCGGCTGCGGTTCGAGCCCGGCGACGGGTTCGTGCGGCTGCGCGTCTGTCGCGACGTCGTCTAGGCCGGGGTGCACACCAGTGCGGTGCGATCGAGGAGGGCCTGGAGGTCCTCTTCGGTACCGCGAAATCGGTTGTAGTCCGCGTCCACCCCACCGGGTAGCGCGCGGCCGCCGTTGCCGTCGTACTGCCAGACGGTCCAGCCGTCGCGGTTCCGCCAGGGGCGGGGGACCATCGGCGCCGCCATGGTCGTGTAGTGGGCGATCCAGAGCGGGCGCTGCGCGAGGAACGGGTCGTCGAGATCGCCGCACTGCCCCTGCCAAAATGACGGGTACGTGTAGACGACGCAGGGGCGGCCGAACAGCGCCTCTGTCACTTCGACGAACCGGCGCGCCCACGCGACGACCTCGCGCGGCGTGAGCCCGCCGTTGACCTCGAGATCCAGCGCAGGGGGCATTTCGACGCCGCCCGCCAGCTGCACGGTCTCGTGGAACGCCCGGGCCTGCGCGTCAGCGGACCCGACCTCGCGGCTCGGCCTGGCGAACCAGTAGGCCCCCGCGAGGATGCCGACCCGCCGCGCGCCCTGGATGTGGTCGGTGAACGTGCCGTCGCGCCCGGAGATGCCCTCGCCGGCCTTGCACCAGCAGAACCGGACGCCCTCCGCGGCGATTTTGTCCCACGGAAGGCCGCGGCCCTGCGGCCACGCGACGTCAATCCCGAGGATGTCGGTCATGGTTCCTCGCCCCAGTGCAGCGGGTTGTACTCGCGGGTCGCCCCTTGGAGCGGCTCGGCCGGCGGCGAGAACGCCTTGCCGTCCCACGTCCAGCCGATCGATGGCCCCCCGATTTCTGGGCAGTCGACGCAGGTCCAGGCCGTCAGGAACGACGGGATCTCCCCATCCACGGCGACGGTGTTCACGACCACGCCAGCGCGGTCGACGAGTGCAACTGTTCGCATGCGGCCCCCTAGTTGAACGCTCGGAAAATCACGCGACCCGCAGCGCCAGCGGCACCGGCGCCGCCCGCGCCACCTGCGCCGCCCGCGGTGGGGCCGCAGCCCCCGCCTCCGCCTCCGCCCCCGCCTCCGCCTCCGCGTCCGCCGGTCCCCGCCGTGCCAGCAGCGCCCGCGGTGCCGACTGCGCCCGTCGTGGCGGACCCCGCCCCGCCGTCGCCGCCCGTGCCCCCTCGACCGCCCGAGCTGGCCGCGTTCCCTGCGAACGCGACCTCGTCGGCCGCGGCGGCCGTCCCGCCCCCGCCCCCGCCTGAACCGCCGCCCGCCGTTCCGGTGTTCCCGGAACCGAATCCGCCGGTGCCGCCCGAGTTGACGGCGACGGTCGAAACCGTCTGGACAAACAGCGCCGACGGCGCGGAACTCGCCGACCCGTTCCCGCCGCCGCTGCTGACGACGCTGGACCCGCCGCTCGCCCCGCCGCCGCTGGCGGTGGTCAGCAGACCCCACGACGCGGCGAGCGGGGTGCTGGACCCGCCCGCGCCCGTCGACGCCGCCGACCCGTTGCCGCCCCGCGGGCCGCCGACACCGCCGATGCCGCCGCGCGGGCTGCCCGTCGAGCCCGAGTAGAACGCGGCGAGAATCGTCGTGTCGGGGGCGCTGACGGTGGTGATACCCCCGTGCCCCCCGTCGCCGCCGGTCGCCCCGGCCGCGGCCGCCGATCCTGCCGAGCCCCCTGCCCCGACGACCACCGACAGCACCACGCCGGGCTGATTCGCGACCACGGTGCGCACCAGGGTGCAGCTACCGCCAGCACCTCCGCCCCCGGCACCTCCGCCCCCGGAGCCCACGGCCCCGGTGAACCCGGTGCCACCGCCTCCGCCTCCGCCTCCGCCGCCCGCCCCGGGCTCGCCGTAGATTTCCAGGAACGCGAACCCGCCTGGGCACGTGTAGGTACCCGACGAGGTAACAGTGGTCGTTTGGCCACTGGGCTGGTTGCCGTTGACGATGATCATCGCTCGGCCCCGAATTTCGCCGCGAGCGAGGCCTCGTAGGCCGCCTCCGCTGCCGTGTACGCGTCGACTGCGTCACGCACGGCCGCTGCCCCCAGCTCGCGCACCAGCGCGCCCAGGATGCCCCCCGCGAGAGACGCGATGGCGGGGTCTGCCCCCGCCTGCTCGAGCGCGGTGCGGGTCGCAACGTCCGCGGCGGAGCCCGCGAGAGACCCGAGGGCCGTCACGGTGCACCCCCTGCGTCGGTCGAACTATTCGGAATCGCCGAATGGTTGCCCGCGTCCGCAGCGCGTGACGCGAGGCCATCCCACTGGGGGCGGTTGTATTTCTGGCGCACACCCTCTGCGCACCGGTCCGCCTCGGGCGCGGAGGCCGAGACCAGCACGCAGCGCTGGAGTTCGGCCGCGTAGCCGCCGGCCGGGTTGGAACAGCCCGAGAACACGAGCGCGATCATCACGATCCGAGCTTTCATGAATCCCTCCGGCGGGCGATGACGCCCGTAATGATCTCGATGAAGGGCAGTGCCATGAGCACGCCAGAGACCGCGCCGGGGGGGATGGTCGGCCCCGTCCCGTTGCGCTTCTTCCACGCGTCGACGACCGCGCGGGGGTTGGTCCGTAGCCCGACGATGCCGAGCAACGACATCATGGCCTCGCGGCCGCTGATTTCGTGCAGGCACGCCAGGACGACGAACCCGATCACGACGACGATATCCACGGCCGCACCGAACCAGGCGGGCGGAGCGGGGGCAGGAGGCTGGTTGTCCATGGTCAGGACCCGAAAATGCGGAGGATCATCCCCGCGGCCGACGCGACAGCCCAGATTTTCCGAGGGTCGCCGCACGACGAGATGGTGATGCTGGCCCCCGCGACGAGCGGATAGCCGTTGCTCGTAGCGATCGCGCCGCCCGAGAGATCCGTCTGCGGCCCCACGTAGATCACGCCTCCGCCATTCGCCGGGTCCGCCACGAGGGTGATTCCGCCAGCAGCGCCGCCCAGGTCATCGCGGGGCGCCACGGTCGCGATCGCGCCGGCCGTCGTCCCCACCGTCGCCGGGGGCCACATGGAAAGCTGATTGCCCGGGAGGGCTGTGCCGAACCTGCTCATGATGCCTGCCCGATCGATTCAGAGGGAGGAGAGAAGCTCGCCGCGGAGAGGTCCACGGTATGCCCAGGCTTCGATGGTGCGTCTTGCGCGGATTGTGCCGCCGGGGGAGCCTTGGTCGCCTGGACGGATGCGATGAACTTGGGATCCATCGTCGCGTCGACCGGTTGCCCGAGCAGCACGGACAAATGAACGCGCTGATTATACGTCAAGTCGTGCGCCCGCGTCGATGCCTCCGCCGCGACCTTGTTGACGATCTCGGCGTGCAGCTGAGGATAGACCGAACGGAGCGCGTCCATGTGCTCCGCGGTCAGCCTCCCCTGGCGCGCCAGCGAGAGCACCATCACCGGGTCGTTGATCGTGTCCAGGTAGCGCCCGAACTTCGCGAGGTCGGCATGCGACGGGGCGAGCGAGACGCCCTGGAGCGCAAGTATCCGGTTGGTCGACGGAGGCCGGGGCGGAGCCTTGGACGCAAGGAACGTGATCGCTCGAGCCTGCGTCATGGACAGCGCCATGGCCGTGCGCGGGGCCTCCTGCGCGAGCCCGCCCCCGAGCTTGGCCGTTGCCGCTGCCATCGCTTGCGGCGAGCTGGCGAGCGAGACCGCGGCCGCCGCAGCCTTCTCGCGTGCCGCGCGGTCCTTGGCCGTAGCCTGGCCCACCGCCTCGAAGCCCGTGCGCTCCGCGGCGTGGCCCGCCTGGACCGCGCCGCGCTTGGCCGCGTCAAAGAACCGCTCCACGCCGTTCAGGATGCGCTTGTCGACGAGGGCCGTTGCCTCCTGGATCGACTTGAACCGGGCCGCCTTGTCGAGCGCCTGCGCCGCGAAGAAGTTGCCTCGCTCGCGCAGGGTCTTGTTGACCATCCCGCCGGCAAGGCCCCCGAGCGCTGCCCCAGCGAACGCGCCAGGAGCGCCGCCGACCAGGGCGCCGATGCCGGCCCCGATCTTCGCGCCGTTGCCCCCGCTCATCGTGTCGGTGAGCGAGACGGCGCGCCTCGAGGCATCGCGCGCCGTCTCCTTGGCGAGGATCTTTTTCGCCGTGGCAAGCTCGGAGTAGAGCGCCTTGGCGGTCTTGTACTTCGCTGCAAGGTCGCCGCCGATGGCCTCGGATGCCTTCGCGGCCGCACCCTCGAGTTCGTTCTCCAGAATGCCGCGCACAAGCCGCAGCTGCTCGACGCTAGACCCGGCGGTCAACTGGTCATACTTGAGCTTCTTGTCCAGAGAGATCCGAGCTTCTGCCAAGCGCTCGAACGTGGGTCGCTCGGGCATCTTCTCCGCGAACGAGTCGATGTAGCGCCGGACGTAGGACGACTCGGCCTCCATGCCCGGCATCGCGTCGAGCGGCGCAAGCACCTCGCGCTCGACGCGCGAGACGATGGTCCCCCGGTCCGGCCTGAGCCCCAGGTTCGCCCCCGTCGCGGTCGCCTCGTCCATCTGCCGGCGGAGCGCGCCGAGGTCTTCGCCGACCTGGTTGAGCTTCCGGACGACGTTCGCGGAGGTCTGCTCGCGCCCAGCCGTCGAGAGAAGCTCCTCGTCCAGCAGCGTGCGGCCGATCTTCCCGGCGCGCGCCGTCTGCTCCGCCGCCGTCCCGCCGAGCTTTTGCCAGTCGGCGACCTTCGCCCCGCTCGCCTTGAACGCCTGCTGTCCCGCCTGGTCCTCGGCCCATGCCCGGCCGCGAGCGATGAGCGCGTCTTGCCCGCCTCCGCGCTCCATGAGGTCACCCGCGAGCTTTCGCCCGCGGGTGAGCCCAGCGTCCACGAGCCCCCCCGTCGCGCCCAGGAGCCCCCCGCCGGCGCCCATGATGGCCCCCCCCAGAAGCGCGCCATGCCCCGCGCCCGCGAGAAGCTTCTCCGCGGTGACCTCGTGCCCGCCAAGGACGTCTTCGGTGAGTTGCCCGCCGGCACCGTATGCGGCGCCCTCGACGGCTCCGCGCACGCCAGAGCGCGCGGCCCCCTGGAACGCTCGCCCGCCGATGCTGGTCGCCTCGGCCCCGAGCAGCCCCGCTGCGCCCCGCTCCGCGAGCCCTGCGGCCCCCTCAACGAGGCGCACCGGGGTCCCGAGCCCCTCGGCCACGGTGCCTACCAGCGACTCGCCGCCGGAGAGCAGCGCCGGAGCGACGACGCCAGCCACCTCGCCGAGCCCACTGGCGAGCGGGTTGTGCCGCCGGAGCGCGGCGAGGTCCTGCGCGTAGCCAAGCTGTCCGAGCGCGTAGTCGCTTGTGCCGAACGACGCCCCACGGAGCGCGCCTGCGGCACCCGCAGCGAGCACGCCAGTGGCGCCACCGTACTGCTGGCGTTCGCCCTCGCTGGCGAGCTCCTCCGGCGTGGCGAGCGTGTAGCCCTCGAGTTGCGCCTGCTGGACGTCCGCAGCGGCAACGCTCGTGACCTTGCCGCTCGGGTCGACAACGGCGACCTGACCGGGGGTGCTCACTTGGGTGGCCCCGTGCGCAGGGGCTTCTTCGGGGTGTCGATCTCACCGGTGAGAGTGTTGTCCACCCGCAAGCGCCCGTCGGGACCCGGCACGATTTGCCGCTGCGCGCCGACTCCGCCGAGCGAGCGGCGCCAAATCTCTTTTTGCTGCCCCGACTGGCGCAAGGTCTCCTCGAGGCGGGCGCTCGTCCCGGGCTTCCAAGATGTGCCGCCGTCCGGGTCGATGGACACGAGCTTCAAGTCGGATTCCGTCAGCTGGCCGAGAGCGTTCATATCCTTCTCGGCAAGCACGATGGCCCGAGACAGCGACTCCATCTGCGCGTGCTCTGGCGTCCCCGGGATGAAGTTGCCGTAATGGTTCCGGAGTTCGATGAGTCTCTGAACAAGTGCATCCCGCTGGCGCATAGCCGCCATTTTCCGGATGGTCTCCTGGAAGAGCACGGGGTTGTCGACGTTGATGCCGAGGTCCGCCACGTAGCCGCCCTCCTTGGAGTGCGCGCCAGAGCCCGAGCCTCCACCGCCCCCGCCTGCGCCGCCGAAGCCGACGATACCGCCCGGCGAGAACGACGGGAGGTCCAGGAGCTTGCCCCGGTCGGCTGCGTTGGCCGCGCGAAGCTGCCCCGCCGCCATCATGGTGCGAGCCTTGGTCTCCGGGACAGCGGCGCCCGCGGCGACGCCTTCCAAATAGTTCGCGTAGTTCTCGCGAATGCCCATCTTCGCGGCAAGCTCCGCCTGGCGCTCGTCGCCGAACCTGGTGAGCATGTCGCCGTAGAGGCCGCGCTTGAACCCGTAGTTGGTGTTCTTCTGCGCGAGGTTGGCCTTCTGCGCGTCGATGTCGCGGTCCACCTCGCGGTCGAACTGCTCGATCATCGCGTTGCCCTGCTGGCCCGCCTGCGCGTTCAGGAAGCCGAAGATCGCTGAGCCGAGGATGCCCGTCAGGCGCGTCGGCGTGTCGAGCGAGTAGACCAAGCGCTTTGGGTCGATCTTCTGGCGTTGCAGGTCCGCCAGCCCCTCCTCGAGGTCGCGGTCGCGCCGAGCCCGCTCCGCTTGGCGCCGGTCCTCGGCAAGCTTCGCCGCCTCGTTGGCGCGCGCAATCTCGTCGGCCTGCTCGTAGATGAGCTTCTCGCGCGTGGCCGCAGCATCCTCCTGCGCCCGGCCAAGGTCCTGGAGCCCCTGGAGTTGGTCGTTCTGGCCGCGGATGACGTCCTCGCGCGTGCCCTGGCGCCACGGGTGCCGCCGGTCGTCCCACCCCGGGGGGATGTAGATCGGGCGCGGCATCGATGGTGCGGCGGGCTGCTGCTGAGGCGGTTGCGCGCCAGAGGGGGGGGCGCTGGTCTGCACCGGCCCCGCTTCACGATCGGCGGCATTGGTCTGCGCGATTGCGCGCTGCGCCGAGGCGGGAAGGTTGACCTGAATGGGATCGACCCGGCGTCGGCCGGGTACTCCATCGAAGGGGTTGAGCCCGCCCGCATTTGGCCGCGCAATCTGCGCGTTGACGTTCGCTTCTGCGACTGCCCGTTGCTGGTCAGGCGTCAGCGCAACTTGAGCGGGGGCACCTGCCCGCCCCGGGGTCATCGTCACCGCGCCGTTCAACGCGGCGAGCGTGCGGGCGGCCTCTGCCTCTGCCTCTGCCTGGCTTTTGGCGACCGCGCCGTTGTCAGTCATGTCCTGCGGGGCCATGGAAAAGGGCGGGTCCGCCGACGGAATGACGCGCGGCTTCCCTACGATGACCTCCGGCCCGCCGGTTCGCCGAGCCGGCGCCGCCGGGGGCGGCTTCTGGTTGGGATCAAGGGTTACCGAGTACGGCAGGCGCGGGACGGCCTCCGCGGCGGTGCGCCCCTGCGCCAACGCGGCGTCTATCGCAGAGTTGTCCGCCAGGAGGGCGGGGTCGCGCAGGTCGGCCCCCGAGCGCGCGGGAAACCCTCCTGCGACAGAGGCGCGCTCCATCGCGTCGTCGGTGGCCGCGCGGTAGTCCGGGTCGGTCCTGTAGCGGTCGATGTCGATCATCAGAACCCGTACCCCCATCCGTTCGAGCCGGAGCCGGAGCCGTCCGTGGAGCTTCCTCCGCTGGCAGGTGCCGCAGGCGAGGAGTACATCGAGCCGAGCCCGCCAGCGGAGCCGCCCGGGTTGCCCAGCGCCGCCCCCGGCGCGGTCTCCCCGAAGCGCATCATGCCCTGCGCGAGCCCGCCTGCCGCGCCCATGAGCCCGCGCGTGTCGGCCCGGCTGTTGGCGGTTGCCTGCGCCTGCTGCTGCGCCTGAATCTGCTGCGTGCCTGCGTACGCCCCCGCGGCGAGCTGCTGCTGGGAGATGCCCCCCTGCTGCTGCGCGAGGATGGCCGCCTGGCGACGCTGCTCGGCTTGCTGCGCAGCTGCGTCGTTCATGGCGCGTTGCTGCTGCTCGGCGGAGAGGTTCGCGTTCGCCGCGCCAAGGTCGCCCTGGCGTACCGTGCTCGCGAGCCCGCCGTAGCCCTGCATCGCGGCCTGCATTTCTTGCGCGCGGAGCTGCGCCGCCTGGACGGCCGCCTCTTGCGCCATCGCGCCGCCCTGCTGCTGCGCGGCCCGCTGCGCGAGCGCGAGACCGGCAGGACCACGCGCCGACGCCGCGAGAGCGGCCGCCTGCTGCTGCGCCCGCGCCTGACCAAGGGCAAGCTGCGACTGCGCCGCCGAGGGGCCGTTGCCCATGGCAGCGTTCTGGTACAGCCCGAGCGCGTTCATTTGCTGGCCGCGCGCTTGGTTCGCCACGGACTGGTCCAGCATGGCGGCGCCACGGTTGCCGTAGCCGGCCGCCTGCGCCTCGTAGCGGGCGCGGTCGGCGCTTGCGGTGGTGCCGGCCCCGTTGCCGTAGTTGAACGCGTCGGGGTGGTAAGCCGCGGTCGACGTGAACGGTTGCGGCGCAGCCGGCTCGTCGTCGCCGAAGAGGCCCGCGAGACCGCCGCCGATGAGCCCGATCGCTCCGCCGATGCCCGCGCCAACGGGGCCAAGCGCAGAGCCTACGGTCGCACCGGTCAAGCCGTACTGCACGGCGCCCTTGCCTGCTGCTCCCCAGTCCGTCATGGCTAGCCCCTCTGCGTGGGGCCGACTTTCACGGCCCCCTGCTTCGTCCCGTACTCGAATACCGACGCTTCAAGTACCGCGCCTTCATCCGTTCCATCGACCGCAACGCCTGCGGGGGTGAGATCCACGCGGAACCGGGTCGCCGTGGCCTTCTGTTGTACCACGTGGTGGAGCAGCGCCTCACTCGGAGCCGCTGCGATGTCGGCGTTGACCCACGTGGTGGCGACCGTCGCCGCGCTGGCCGCGTTGGCGTACTCGGTGATGGTCACGTCATGCGAGGTCAGGTAGCGGGCCTGGATGCCCACCCTCCACACCCGTTGCCAGCCCTGCACGCCAGCGAACGACGCGTTGCCCGTCTCGACGGTCAGCGGATAGCGGACGTTCCGCACGGCCCCGTCGCCGTCGTAGCCCTGATCGTAGAACCGGCTGCGGTCCTCGTAGCGCAGGGACACGCCGCCCGAGAAATCGTAGTCGAACGCGTGCCAGTAGACGCCCCCGACCATGGCCGCGGCGTGGCACCCCGCCTCGTCCGTCGACGTGGCGAGCGTGTGCGAGTCGGCAGACCACTGGTTGAACAACGTGTTGAATCGCAGCGTGCGCCCGCTGCCGAGACTCCCCGCGTCGGGCGCGCAGAACGTCCAACGCACCTCGTGGTCGCGTTCGGAGACGGCGGCGCTCGTGCACGTGGCCAGCAGCCGCGTCCAGTCCTCGACCGGAGCGCCCAAAAACTGCGTCTCAAGCCCGCGGCCCATGATGAACAGTCCGCGTTTCGAGAGGAACGACACGCCAGCGCCGCCCGTCGCGATCGATCGCTGGTCGACCGCCCCCACGTCGAACGGGAGCAGCCGGGGCTCGGAGTAGCTCCCGCCCCCGCCGGTCGCGTCGGGGCCGTTGCCCGAGACCACCGCGACGCCCATGTCCCCGAACAGGTAGAGCTGGTCGTCGAGCGAGGCCATCGCCGTGACCGCGAACGGCGCCACGATGATCAGCGCATCCGAGCAGTACGGGGCGACGAAATCCGCCTCGTTCCGCGTCGAGTAGTACACCATGGTCGGGTCCTGGCACCCTGCCCAGAACACGCGGTTTTGATGCGTCAGCACGACCCGCGCGGAGGGCGGAAACACCGCGTCGAGCACGTTTCCCGCCGTGTAGATGAGCGACGCCGTGACATACGGGTCGGCGGCGTCTTGCATATTTTGCTGCCGGTCGACGTCGCCCGTCGCGGTCAGGATGCGCACGAGCGTGGCCACGCCGGCCGTGTCGACTTCGTAGAGGTAGGTCACGACGCGGGTGATCGGCACCGCCGCGATCCAGCAGTTGGACACGTGCGCGATGACCTCCTGCGGCGCGGTGACCGTGATGGTAGCGGGGCTGCTCGGCGTCGAGTAGTGCACCTGCCCGAGGTCGTCGGTGAACGTGTAGACCGCCACGTAGGTGAACGTTCCAGTGACGCCGGGCCGAGTCGACGAGACGTACGGCGCCAGCGAGAGGACCGGGGCCGCGGGGAACCCTCCGACGGCTACCTCGCGGTCAAACCGCGTCGGCACGCCTCCGGGGATGTGCAGCCCGCCACGCAACTCGTACGACACCCGCGAGGCGAATCCGACCGGCTCGACGGCGTAGGGCTCGAACAGCACCGTGCGCACGACGATCGGCCGGTTGTAGGTGTCCCGCTCCCCCGTGGCGAATGCGAGGCGCCCGCCCCATGAGGACAGCTGATAGGGGGTCCGGTACCCGGCGTTGTCCTGCGTGCGCTGAGAGGCGCTCGCCAGGATGACCGGGGACACGGCCAGCAGCGTCCCGTCGACCTGGATCGAGACGGCGTCGTCGTGCTGGTACCGCACGAGGACCCACGACGTATCGAACTCGGCGCCGCCGAACGCCACCATCACGCCCACCACGCCGTACGCCGGCACGTAGGTCGGTCGTGAGACCGGGGCGCATGCGTACGACACGAATGGGCCGAACGTGATCGGGCCGTTGTCCTCGTGGAATGACCACTGAGCGAACCCCGGCCGGACCGCGGTCACGTCGTACTGCGCGATGCACAGCCCAGCCGGCAGAACGGCGATCCCCGTGACCGGTACCGTGTCGTCGTCGGGATTCCAGATACTCGAGATCAGCGCCGCGGTCTGCGGGTTGTACATGAACACGTCAGCCCGGTAGATGCCTGACGTCGCGTTGTAAGCGAAAACCCCCAGCGCGGCGCGCGTCGCGGGGCTGCCCGTGCGCAACACGTCGTGAGCCACGCCAACGATTTCCTCGCCTGCGCCCGCCGCGTACATGGGGTCGGTCGAGATGGTCGTGAACGGGTAGTGATCGAGGATCCTGTACGCGCTGGCCGTGGTGGTCGTCTGACACGCGATGACGTGGATCTCGCCGTCCCCGCTGGCGGACATGTCGAGCGCCTGCCCCGCGGTGGCGAGCGCGTTGACAGTGATCGTCCACACCGCCGAGAACGCAAGCGTGGTGTCGTCGAACGAGCAGAGCCGGATCACGATGTTCCCGCCCGTGACATCCATCCACGCAATCGTGGCGTACTGCCCACTGGCCACCGCGAGCGTGTTGAAGAACGGGACCGCGGTCGGCTGCGTGAACCGCGCAACCTGCCGTCCGTCCGCGCTCGTCGCGATCGCCTCCAAGGTCGTCGACTCGAGCCACACCGTGACAGTGTAGCCGTTGACCGTCGTGGCGGCGCTCGGCACGGCGTACTGCGCCGGGCTCGGGTACTGGACCGTTGCCGACTCGATCTCGCGCGTGGTGTAGGCCGGAAGCTCTGCGCGAGCCGCCACGGCGTAGACCCCCCCGCTCGTCTTCGTCAGCGTCCCGATCTCACGACCGCCGACGACGCAGAGAAGCTCGCCAAGGGGGGCAAGGGCGATGCACTTCGAGCCCGCATCCGGCGTGAGGCCGTCGATGTCGGCCGGCTCGACCGGCACGACGCACGCGGCGACCATCCCGGCGCGCTTGCAGATCTCCCCCGACTTGTCGAACCGGACGTTCGTCGCGTCGAGAAGTTTCGGAGGGGTCAAATGGCGCCGGCCGGTCTTCTCGTCCAGCCCGGCGACCCACGGGAACGAAGTCGTCTGCTTCTCGAGAGCCATGGGTCACCAGATCCAGAGGTAGACGTTCCCGCACGCGTTCTGCGACTGCACCGTGATGAACTTCGTGGCGTCCGCCGTGGCCGTGAGCGTGTTGATCGTCACGTAGCCCGACGACGGCACCCCCAACCGGACCGCGACACGGGTCGGCGCGCGACCAAGAGAGTGCGCCACGGTCGCCGTCTGCCCCGCCGTGAAGGTGAGTGGCCCCACCTCCACGCCGTTCGACCCTGGGGCAGCCTGGACGGCTTGGCGAAGGTCCGCCACCTGGCGCGCCGTCTCGTCGGCCGGGCGTTGACCCGTTCGGTTGACGACGCGCGCAGGTGTGCGGTTCACGGCCACGTGAGGTCCCGCGCGTAGAGGTCGATGTAGCCCCCCCGCAGCTCGTACACGACCGCGGAGAGGACGTTAGGCCACCCTCCCCGCCGAGTGGCGTACGTGTCCTTCACGTACGCCGGTGCGCCTTGGTCACGAGCGGGGGCTCGCATCGAAATCCGCTTCTGCATCGCCGAGATTTCGGCGAACAGGCTCGAGACGTCGCTTTCCTCCTTCGCAAGGCAGTAGCGCGCCGCCATGAGAACGATCAGCTGCTCCCACCCCGAGATCCCATCGAAGGTGTCCGTGTCGTCCACCAGCACGGGCGGGGCCGGGGTGTAGCGCAGCGTGACCGTGCCGTCCGTCCGGGGCGTGACGTACTGCTCACGCGACCCGTCCAGAGGATGAAGCTCTCGCTGGCGCCCGTTGATCTCCTCGACGAGCGCCAGTTGCAGCGAACGGAAGTCCGTCGGGAGAGCGTACGCCACGGTGCCGGCGACCACGGTGATCGTGCTGGTTGCGGCGTAGTACCCGGGGGGGGCCGCCGCAACCAGCATGTCGTAGACCTCGGTCACGTACTGGTTGATCTCGTCCGTCAGCTCGGCATCCGTGACGAACGTGGAGTTCTCCATGTTCGCCCGCCGCCGCGCACGGTCGCGCATCGTCGCAAGCGTGACGAGGGCCGCCATGGTTCAGGCCATCACGTAGATGTCGACCTCGACCGTGAGCACGCCAGTGGCGACGCCGCTCGCGTTCTTGGTCACGATCGCATGGAGCGACCCGCCGGCGGGCACGCTGGCGTTCGCCGAGGTGACCGTCAAGCTCGTGGTCTGCTGCGCCGCGAGGGTGGCCGTGGTGGTCAGCGCCGCGACCGCGCTCGTGGCAGCTCCGCCCGCCGCAGCGTGCTGGTTGACGGTGACCGTCGCGTTGTTCGTCGGGTCGCCCGTGATGGCGGTCGGCCCGTTGATGACGCGCGCGGCGATGACCCGGCTGGCGCGCGGGAGCGACCCGAGCGGGGTGCTCGGCCCCGCAGTGCCCGCCGTCCCGGCCGCAACGAGCTGGACCGTCCGGCGCATGATGAAGCCCGCGGCGTCGAGGATCAGGGCGTCATCGCTGCCGTCCTGGTCGGCCCCGTAAAAGGCCTTGGTCGCGTCGCGGAGCTGGTCTCCGTTCTGATACGTCGCCATGTCAGTAGTCCTCTCCGCCCTCGCAGAGGGCAACGAAATCCTCGAGGGCCGAGGCGAGCGCATCCGCGTCGCCCGACTTCATCGCCGAGATGGCGAGACGGGCCGCCGCGACGCGGCCCTTTTTCCCCACGTCACCCACTGAGGAATCGGGGGCCTCCTCCTCGGAAGCAGCCCCCTTCTTCCCCAGCGCGGCGCCGATCTCCTCCGGGCTCATCGGCCACCCGATGCGCTCGTGGTGATCTGGAGCAGGCCGTACGCGTTGGCGTTCGCCGTCACGTCCACCGCCGTGGTGTTCTGGAGCGTGTAGAGTACCAGCGTGCGCGTGCTCTGCGTCCAGCTTCCCATGGCGATCTGATAGGCCGCCGCGGCGCCGTTGCAGCTTGGGATAGCGGCGATGCTCGGGTTGACCACCTGCGCGTCCGTGGTGAACACGATCGAGTAGGTTCCGGTCGCCGTGCGGGTGATGCTCGACACGAACCGGCTCATCGAGCAGTCCGTCCCGAACGATCCGAGCGTCGGGTTCGACGAGCCAGCCCAAATGATTTTGAGCGAGCCGCGGTACGTCTCCGGGTAGACCTCCCGGCCAGGGTAGGCCGTGCCGATCACTGGCCGAACCCCGTCCCGCGGATGTGCCCGACCGGGCGGTTCGTCCCAAACTGCGCGTAGGACCCGAACCGGACCTCGTACGCGTCATCGCTCGCGACGCGAAGGAAGTCGTTGCTGTCGTAGTCGAACATGTGCGGGACCGGCCCGATGCTCGCCAGAAAGAGCGACTCCATGTCGACGAGGAACACGTCGCCGCGCGAGATGAACGGGTGGCTCATCACGGTGACGGGGCCGGCTTCGCCCTCGATCTGGATGCCGCCGTACATCACGGGCACGATCGCGCCCTTCTTGTTCTTGTAGCTCTGCGTCCCCTCGACGGTCGTCCGGGTGTAGACCGTCTTGGCGCCGAGTGACTTCTTCCAGTTGGCGAGGTCGCGCGGGTTGCCCCACACGGTCCGCGGCTCCTTCGAGCCCTGCTGCGTCACGCGGGCGAGCGCCTCGGTGATCGCCTCCTCCATCGGAACGCCGGTCATGTCGTAGACCTGGCCCGCGAGGCGCGTCGGGTCGCTGTTCCGGTTCAGCTGGAACAGGGTGCCCGGCGACGTTCCGCCCGCGATGTATGCCTTCATGCCGGAGATCACGGCGCTCGTCCCGGCCGAAGCCGAGTCGCCCGCGCGCACGATGTAGTCGCCCGCGGTCGCCGTGGTGATGAGGCCGTTCAGGGCGCTCGCGAAGGTGATCGTCCCGTTGGTGCGGTCGATGCCCGAGATCTTGGCGTACCCGACACGCAGCGTCGGCGAGGTCGTGGCGTCGCTCACCAGCTGGATGCGCATGCCGAGCCGAAGCTTGGTCGCGTCGCTGGCGTCGCTGAGGGCCACGCTCGTCGAGGAGACGGTCGCCGTCGTCGCGACTCGGGCGCGAATGCCCGTGCCGTCGCCGAAGCAGTAGATCTCCTCGTCCTCGAGCTCCGTCTGGCTCGCGCCGTTCGTCTCGTTGGTCCAGAGGTCGACAAGCGCCCCCTGCCGACCCTGGGCCGCGCGGAGCGCCTGCCCCTTGATGCGCGCCAGAGAGAAGTGTTCGACGCGGGTCAGCTTGAAGGCGTTATACGCGCCCTGTTGCAGCGACCCGAGCGCCGTCTGGAAGTCCGCGGAGGCCCCTTGGGGGCCTTCGTTCTGCAACGCCACCTTGTAGTCGTCACCGGTAAAGTCGGTCCGGTTCTCGACGGTGCCGAGGAACGGAAACTCGCTGTACTGGAGCGCAGGAAGCTGCCCGTCCGGGTAGCGCTCCTTGAGAATGGCCTGGGAAGCTGCGAGCGTAGCGGTCATTTGGATGAGCCCTTTGGTTGGGGGGCCTCATCCGCTCACGGCGCAGGTCTGGTCAGCGTTTGGACGCCATTCGCTCGGCTTCGAGAAGCCTCAAGCGGCTCTCGGTCGGGGAGAGCATACGGATCGGGGTGGAGTCGGGCCGCGCTGCCCCGGAGCTGCCGCCCATCGAGGCGGAGAGGCTACGAGACGTCTTGGAGGCCGTCTCTCGCCCGGCCTGGGCATCGGGTCGCCGTGCGACCCTTGAAAGCCTGTCGGTGGCTTCCTTCTCCAAATATGCCAGAACTTGCTCGAACGTGCAAGTCTTGCCCTGCTCGCGCACGGCATCCACGATCGAGTCCGCGCGCGAGACAAGCTCCCGGTCATCCCAGATCGCGCGGGCCGCCGGGTAGCGCTCCTCGCCGCTCTCGCCCTTGCTACTCGCCACCTGGAGGAACGCGGTGACGGCCTGCTCTCGCCGGCTGGCGAGGCTCCCCTGCTCCGCCTCCTCCCGGGCCTTCGCGCGCTCCGCCTCGAAGATGGCGCGCGCCTTCGCCTCGACGCGGGCCTCGATCTCCTCCTCGGTGAGCGGCTTCTTCGCCACCGGCTCACCCCGAGACAGCGCGTCGAGCAGGTCGCGCGGGTCAAGATTGACCTGCCGGAACGCCTCCACCGGGTTCTGCCGGAACCGGTCCGGGTCGATGGCCCGCGCGCGGTACTGCGCCGCTTCGGCCTTGCTGGCCTCCACCTCGGCCTTGAGCCGGGCGATCTCGGCGTTCTCGCGCTGCTGCTGCGCAGCCGACGCACGCGACTGGTTCCGCGCCGCCAGCGCCTTCGCTACGATGTCGGCATCGGCGGCCGGCGCTGCCTCCTCGACGGGCGGAGGCGGCTCCGTCGGAGCGTGCGCTACGTCCGGAGCCTCCGGAGAGGAAGAGCCCGCCATGGCCCGTTCTGCGGCCGCGATGAGGCGTGCACGTTCCGACGAGAACGAGACGCTTTCGGTGCTCGCCTCGGTCCCTTCGGTGCTGCTCTCGTTGCTCTCGGTGGTCTCGATGTCCATGGGTCCTCACACGGTGGGGGGAAGCTGCGGCGCGGCGTCCGGAGACGGTGCGCCAGGGGGGGGCATGGGTCCCGGCGGAGGTCCGGCCGGAGCGGGGGGCGTCGCGGCCTCGATCATCCGCCGCGCGTCGTCGAGGTACTGGCGAACGAGGTCTACTCGCTCGTCGTCTACGCCGTTGTCGCGCAAGCGCGAGATGTGAAGCGCGCCGCGCGAGAGGATGAGCGCCAGGTTGTCCGTGGGCTCTGGCGATCGGTACTCGCCGTCGATGACCATGTCCGCGATGGTCCGGTCGAGGAGCCGCTGGTCCGCCGTCTGGAGCGAGGTCTCGCTCTCGAGGTCGGCGATGCCGAGCTGCGACATGAACGCCTCGCGGTCGATGAGCTTCTGGTTGAAAAGCTCCTGGAGCAGCGCGTACTTCGCGGAGAGGCTCTGCGGGAGCGCCGAAATCGGGCTCACCCGCAAGACGAAGTCACTTGCGTCGATGAGGCACGCTTTCCAGTCGAGCGAGGCGAAGCCCTCCGTCTTGCCCCCCGCGGCGCGGCGTACCGGAGCCGGGTCGCCGTACTCCACGAGGTCGCGCGCGGCGTGGATGACCTCGTTCGCGACGCGCTCCACGGCACGCTCAAGCTCTCTGTGGAAGTGCACCAGGCGCTTGCTCTCCGCGTCCTCGAAGGTCCGGAGCGCCACCCCCGACGCCTGAGACAGTCCGGCCGGGACCTCGCTCCGCGCCGCGAAGTCGCTCGTCCCGATGACCCGCAGCATCGTGCTCGGAAGCGACTCGCGGTAGGCCACGATCTGGTCGCCCATCGCGTTCGGCGTCCACTCCTTCGGGGGGATCTGCCCGCCGTAGCGGATGATCGTCCCGACGTCGTTCGTCAGCTGCTCGACGCTCACGAGTGAGTCGTTCTGCACCAGCATGTGCGCGCCGCCCATGCGCTTGACCGACAGCTGGAACTTCTCGCCCAGCTGCTCGCTCTCGAGCTGCAACGCGGCGAGCTGGCGCATGACCGGGATGCCCCAGATTCCCATCGCCGGCCGGCGCGGGACGTAGACCACGATCGGGAACGTGTCCCGGTTGAACGCCTCGTCGGCCAGCGTCGCGCCGTTCACCGCGATGACGTGCCGGCCGTCCTTCGCCTTGCGCGAGCTGCGCAGGTGCCACGCCTCGAAGACCTCGATGCGGTCCCCCGTCGAGCCGACCGTCGACTCGAGAGGGCGCGCCACCGGGGCAGCGAGGATGGCCGTCCGCCGACTCGCCTTCGACCCGGCAAGCTCCTGCGATGCCTCGCCGTACTCGGCCAGCACTACGTGGCGGTCGAGGTACATCCGCCGGTACATGCAGCGGGGCGAGCGGTAGCGCGTGTCGCTGTCGTCGATGAGCAGGTCGAACGGCAACACCCGCTCGATGACCACGCGCTCTCCGTCGTGCCCCACGTGCCACGCGCCGAGGCCGCAGACAAGCGCGTCAAGAACGCCCTCCTCCTTGATCGCCTCCCACTCGTTCTCCGAAAGCGTCCCCTCGAGGATGTTCGACAGCTGCTCCGCGCGCCGCTGCTGCTCGGGCGCTCCGCCCTTCGTCGATGCGAACGGCGCGATCTTCGGCGAGCACACCAGGGCGGAGATGGTGTCCACCGCCTGTTGCGCCCAGTTGGTGTGCACCACCGTGTCGTTCTCGGCCGTCGTCACCGCGTCGCTGCTCGCGCGGAGCCCCTGCGCCGCAAGCCACCCGTGCTCATAGACCGAGTAATACCGGCGAAACTGCGTATAGCGGGGCTGCTGACGCTCGAATTGCGCGTGCAGGTAGTTCACCAGCGGGACATGCGGGTCGGGCTCGTCCGGTGCCCACCACCACGATCGCAAGTTGTCGAGCGTCATCCGAAAAGCCCTTTCTTCCGTCCGTACCGCGCCTTGGCGGCGTCGAGCATCCGTTGCTTCTCGGCGAGTAGCAATTCTTGCTCGTTCAACGCGGGCGCTTCCGCATCCCGCAGAGGCATGGACAGCGCCAAAACCACCGCTGGCGCAAAGTCACAGTGACGGCCGTCCCCCGTCAACGGGAGCTTGATTCTCACGCCGTCTCGAGTCGGGACGCTCTTGACCCCCTTGAGGTCCTCCACGAGGCGCTTCACCCGCGGGACGTCGATCTTCGACAGCGCGATGCGCGTCCGGAGCGCCATGTAGTGCTCCGTGTTCTGCTCCGTCGTCATCGTCCACGGCACCAGCGAAAACCCCGTCAGCCGAGCGCACGCCACGAGCGCGTCGCCCAAGTGCTGGTCGCTGTAGACCGTCCGCACGCGGTAGGGCTCGATGAGCCGCGCAATCTCTGCGCACACCACGCTCGGGTCCAGCGGCGCCGTCCTCGAGCCGACCCACTCGCGCGCAAGCGCGATGCTGCGATGGTCCCCGCGCCGCGTCATGACGATCAACGTCCACGCGTTGCCGCGCGTCGCCGGGTCGATCGCTGCGCAGTAGTGCAGGTCGTCCTCGGGCGCCAAGTCGTCCGCCGTGGCGCGCGTGCACTTGTCGATGTCCAGGTCGGACAGGAAGCTCGCCGTCGACGTGGCGAATTGCGCCTCCACGTCGGTGACGTAGACGTCCGGGTTCGTCTCCTTGGCCTCCGCGCACCGCTCCGGCGTCCACCAGCGCGGGTTCAGCCGGTACGCCGGGGCGCGGAGCACCACCAGCGAGCGCGACGGCTTCCCGTGGTGCTCCTGCACCTGCTCGTAGGCCGGCCCGAACGGCGCGTGCGGCGACCCGATGTTCAGGATCAGCCCGTTCGGCAGGATGCGCTCGGCCACGGCCTTCTTCTGCTCGTCCCACGAGACCACCGCCTCCTCGCCCGCCATGCGGGGGAACTCGTCGAACAGGGCGCCCGCCGTCCAGCGCGACACGAGCGACGCGCCCGCCCGCTTTCCCGCGGCGATGACCACACGGACCGGCTTCCCGCTCGGATGGCGGAGCACCACCTCCCCGTTCGCCGGCGGGCGCACCAGGATGGACCGCAAAAGCGGCATTTCCTGCACATGCCCCGCGAGATGGTCGTAGATCGCCGTCGCAAGCTCCATTTTGACCGACACGATCGGGAGCACGGGCAAGTCGCCCCGCCCCACGTGCTCCACGTCCACCGTCTGCGACAGCCGAACCGCCACGCAGGCGGCCAGGAGGCTCTTCGCCCCACGGATGCCCGCCACGATGGACACCTCGCGAGGCCGCCCGAGCCAGTTGCACGGGTTGCCCTCGAACCACGGCGGGAGCCCCAGCGCCTCAAGCACGTGCGGGTGCAACGCGAGGTCGCCCAGCGGCACCCCGTCGATGATCCTGCACAACGCGCGCTGCAGCGGCGTCGCCGTCACCAGTCCGAAGAAGCGCGGGCTGGTCAAGAGCGTCTCGAGCGACGCCTCCTGTACGACGTAACGCGCTGCGGCGATGGCCCCCTCGTACGCCATTAGGTCTCGGCGAGCGTCGGATCAAACCACTTGTGGCGAGCCAGCGCCCGCCCAAGCTCGTGGTCGTCCCACTCCCTCGAGCCCATGTCAAACGTCGCGATCTCCTCGGCCCCGTGACAGCGGCCCACCACCTTCACGAAGTCGTGCCGGCCCTCGTAGCCCTCCACGATCTCCTCCGACCCAAGCGGCCCCTGGCAAATGCAGCACTGCGCCAGCGGCGCCGGCCGGTTCGGCCGAAGCAGCGTCGCCAGGTACGGGACCACCGTCCGCCGTGCCCTCATTTGCGCCCCCCCTTCGCCGGCTCCTCCGGCCCCAGCACCGCCGACGAGATGACCGAGTCAGGGTACCACATTCGCGCCGGCTCCCCGTTGTGCATCCCCGCCACGAGCCACCCTCCCTCATGGCGAAGGATCTTCCACTTGTCCCCGGTCACCACCGAACGGAGATCGTTGTCAGGAAGCCGCACGGCCTCCTGGAAATACAGCCTCGTCGCCTTCATCGCTCGCCCCCGTATTTTCGCAACTGCACCCACCCGGAGAAGTTGCCGAGCGGCGCCACGAACGGGACCCGCCGGCGCATCGCGTCGGCCAGCGCCTCCACCATCGTAGCGTTCCACGTCTCCGTCGTGACCGCCTGCGCCACGTGTTCCAGCGGCGACATGTGACCGGCCGCTCGGAACCCCTCGCCGCGCTTCTCGTCCTCGGCCCACGTCCGCGAGCTCCCGGCCCGGCCCAGCGTCACCCGGCCGCACCGCGCCGCCGACACGTAGCGAGGATCCACGCCGTCCGCGAGCATCGTGTCGACCTCGAGCTCGTCGACGTACGGCATGTGCCAAGCCCCCGCCTCAAGCACCCGCGGCGTCGAGCCGTCCCGCGCCGCTTTGATCTGGCGCGCCAACTCCTGGATCTCCGGCTGCGCGTCGTCGGGTAGCCGCTGCCGGTCCCAGTCGGTCCAGCTCGTCGCGGACAGAAGCGTGGTGATGTTCAGCGCCCACCCGATCACCCGGTTCGCGTACTGCTTGTGCAGGCCGACCTCGGCGAGCCGTTCGGCATACTCGGCGGCGTAGTCGGCGGCGCGGGTCCAGCGGTGCGCCGCGATCGCCAGCGCGTCGCCGGCAAGCTCCGACCGCCCGACCATCCCCGGCTCGTTCGCCAGCCAGCGCAGCGGCGTGACCGGGTTCGACCGGACCTGCTCCACCAGTCGCGCCGTCGGGATGGCCCGGCTGCTCGCGCTGTTCCGGCTGAACGCCCGGTGTGTCAACACCTGCGCGTGCACCATGAGCGGATAGGTGCACTCCAGCGTCGTCAGGCGGACGCCCGACGGGCCTACCGAATCGGCGACGATCTTCGCGGTGATGGTCACGGCAACATCTCCTCGGCGAGCGGCCCCTCGAAGCGCTTCGGCTTCACGGGTCCCCCTTGGTCTTGGCCCACTCGCGCACCGCCTGCCGGCGCGCCTCGTCGGGATCGGTCATGGCGGCGCGAATCTCGGCAGCCAGGTCGTCGAGCGCATCCGTGACCGCGTCTCGCGTGCCCCGCTCCTCCGCGGCGGCCTGCACATCGGCGATCTGCGCCACCGTCGCGACCGGCGGCCACGCGAGCCCGAGCACGTCCGCCACGATCGCCAGTTGCGACCGGTCCTCCGCGGTCTCCAGGTCGCCGAGCACCGTGACCATGCAGCGCGCGTAGTCGCTGAAATCGCCGTTGGCCGGCACCTCGACGTCCCACCCGGTCCGCTCGTAGCGGGCCCAGTTGGTGACCGGCGTCGGCACGCGCGTCCACCCCGTACGCTCCAGGTAGGCCGCGACGAGCGGCGGGGCCAGCGCCCGCAGCACCTCCGCGTCGAGCACATGCGCCCGGCACCGCATCAAGCGCTCCCAGCCGATGGCCCCGCTCATGCTGCCCCCTCACCCCCAGGGCGCACCACGCGGAACCGCTCCGAAGGCCGCGCGTCCCCGCGCACCCTCGCAGGGGGGGGGAGCGCGCAGGCAAACCGCACGTGACCCGGGAGCAGCGCCCCCAGGCACGCCGTCGCCAGCCCGAGCCCGCGGAGGGGGTGCGCCACGTAGGCGTATTGCACGACCCCCCCCGCCACCGTGGCGAACGCATGGAGCACGTCCGGGTCATCCACCGAGCAGACGACCGCCGTGCGACCGGTGGCCTGCGCCGCCCAGGCCCACCACTGGCAGGCCATGAACGACCGCTGGCCCCGCGCCGGCTCGGACCGCGCCCAGCACGACCCGACCCATGCCGCATCGCTCGCCCGGCTCATCCGCACCTCCAACCCATCCGGTAGCGTCATCGCGCGCCCTCTCTCCCGGCCATCGGTGCCGGGATGCCCCGATGCTAGCGCGCTCCGGTGCGATGGTCAACTAGCCTGAGCAGCCGCCCGGTGCCGTCGCGAGGCCGTCACCCCTCCCCCTGGTCGTCTCGGACCCGGTCGGGGGGGCCTAGCTCGGCCGCTACCGCAGCGGCCAGCTCGCGGGCCGCATCGGCGGAGTGCACGCCAGGGGCGAGGGTCACGTCGACCCGCTGCGGGGCCTGGTCGCCGTTCAGGCGGGTGATCAACTCCATGGCGCGGATGCTGTTCGTCACGCTCCGCGCGTCCTCGGGGTCGGCGTCCTGAACGATGCGCCAGAGGTGGCCGATCGCCGCGTCCCGTTGCTCCGGGTCCGCCGCGGGGCGGGCGATCATCCGCAGTGCCTCGGCGGCGTTGGTCGCCACGGCCTGGTACGACACGCCCCAGGCGATGGATAGGCACTGCGCGGTCACGCGCGGAACCCACCGGCCCGCGACCATCAACTCGACGATCGTCTGAACCCGCGCCGCCGTCCCTAGCCCGCCCCCGTTCGGGTCTACCCGGCGCCGCCGAGGGGCCTGCGGGTCGTTCGGGGGGCGGCGGGCGAGGGGCGAGGGCGGGTGTTTGGCCATGGCCCAGCCTAGCAGCGGGGTGGGGCGGACGGTCAACCCGTACACACGCCGAACGGTGTGTGTACGGCGCCCCCCCCGCTGACAGTTCGCCAGGGGGGGGACTAGGCATCGTTCCAGGGGCGACCCTGGGCCTACCGGCTCGCGCCGGTCGCGCTCTGGCGCCGCCCAGCCTAGCAGGGGGGGGCGCCTCGAGGTGCCCGAGGAGGGGGGAGGCCGCCTCGCCGACCACCGCGCTGCCGGCGAGCGCGCCGAGCGCCTCGGCCGCCGCCGCCCGCACCGCCGAGTCGGGATCGCCGAGCGCCCGCGCCAGCGCCGCCACCGCCCGCGGATCGGGGACGCGCCGGAAGTACTCGGCCGCCGCCAAGCGCAGGCGCGCGTCCCGCTCCGTGAGCCACGGCGCGATCGCGTCGACCGCCGGGGCGCGCAACGTCGCCGCCACGCGCGCCGCCGTCACCCGCACCTCGAGGTCGTCGTCGGCGAGCGCCCGCGCGAGCAGCGGCGTCGCCCGCGCGAGCGAGGACCCCTCGAGGGCCCGCACCGCCGCGCGGCGCGTGGGGGGGGGGGCTCGAGGCGAGGTCCCGCTCGATCCGCGCGCCCCCCCCCC